CTTTCTTGCATCTTTTCTTTCTTTATTACCAAGTGGGTCTCTACCATATGGATGTTTATCTTTTCCATAGGTTCCACCTTCTCTTGGTCTACCACCTTTATCTTTGATTTCTTGTTTAAGTGCCTCTAATGATTCTTCTATATCATCTGGTTCATCTTCTTCAAGTGCAGGGTCAGAACCTTCATCTTCAATCATTCTATATCTATATCTATCCTTGATATCTTCAATAATTTTAGTTCTTTCTTCGTTTTGACCATTATCAGTTACCTTAAAGATGTTTTCGTAAACCCAATCTTTAGATAACATATTTAATCCAATAACATCTTGAGCCAATCTTACCTTTTCTGACCATAAGTTTAATTTTTCTTGTTCATAAATGTAAGATGGATTAACTAATTGTAATTCAAAATTTACCATTTCTGAATCTTGAATACCTTGTGAGTATAAATGTACGATTGCAATCTTAGTTAATTCTGATATTACAGTTCTTTGTATTCTTTCAATTGTTCTTGCAAATCTTACATCTTCTGCTGCTAATGTTGCTTTACCTGCGATGTTCTCTTCGTATCCTAAGTAAGCCTTTGGAATTTTTAGTGCAGCAAATAATTTGTTTTTTAAGTAATCAATATCTTCAATAGTAGCATATTCTAAACCTGCAAGGTTTTCAATGTTAGTACCACTATCACCACCTCTAACTGGTAAGTAGAAATCTTCAGTTAGATTTTGCATATTATACTTTAAGTTATAATCACCAGTATTTCTATCAACGAAAGGAACTTTCTTCATTTTGTTGATTATTCTTTGCATATAGTTATCAACCTCTGTTGGAGGGATATTTCCTATATCTACTTTGAATACTCTTTTTTCTGGTGCTCTCATGATTCTATGGATTAACATTGCATCTTCCATTAGAGATAATTGTTTCCATAATCTTCTACCATTCTCAATCATTGATTTACCATATGGTAACCAGTTTGTATCTGCTAATAATCTAAAGTGAGCGATTTCAAAGTTTTCATATTCTTCTTTTCCATTTGGGTCCTCAGTAATTTTAAACTTTACTGAATTTGGATTTGATGGGTCTGTTCTTTCTAATCTTTCTGTGTTGTAAACAGAGTGAGGAGTAACATTTACGATACCTTTACCTTCTGCTATTTCTAAACCTAAGAAGAAATCTCCATACTTACACATATTTCTTACCCATGGCCATAGATTAAATTCTATGTTAAGGATATCATAAAATAAGTTTCTTAATATTTCATGTACTTTCTCATTGTCTGAGATAATTGTAAGTGTATCACCAAATTCGTTCTTTAGTGTAGATTCATCTGAATATATATCTAGTGCTGATGCTAATATTGGGTCGTTATCCATTGCATCGTAATCTCTAAAAACTTCTCTACGAACTTGTTGGTATGCCATTGATTGTGCACCACCTGCCTGTTCGAAGAAAGATTTTTGAATCTTAGTATATCTATCTCTTAATGATGATAGATTCGTTTGTTGTCTTTCATCAGTATCTTTTACAACTCTATTACCCTTCTTATCGATGGTTACCACCGCTTGGGCTCTGAATAGTTTTGTTAATCTACCAAAAAATGAAGTATCTGCCATTTTATTCCTAATTTAAATTATAACCTTTATTATTTTTTTACCATGCTCTACATGACCAGTATCTAGCTTTGTGTCTTGGACCTGGATTATCACAATTGTGTCTTGCTCTAAAAGATTTTCTCCTTGCAGGATTACTCTTTTTAATTTTCATTGTTTTCTCTCCACCTTTTCCTTTATGACCAAAGTTTACTTTTACTACATTACCTTGGGGATTTTTAACATATACTTTGAATTTTTTAACATCACCTCTTGTTGGTTTACCAAGTTTGACTTTTCTACCTTGGTATTCGGCTTCGTTAATATCTGGTTTATACGATTCCATGAATTCTACGAATTCTTTTATATCATAATAGTTTTCTACAAAGTACTCCATACAATAACTTTCATTTTCATTAAGTAAGTTTTTCATTGAAATCATAATATTTTCTCCTTATATTATAAATATATAATTATTTAATTAACCAAGTTAAATCTTCATCAGTATCACCAACTCTTTGTTTCCATGGATTATCTTCTAATTGACTATTTCCTCCAAATCCCATACCTGCAATATCTAACTGATGGGCACCGATTCCTCCTAATGCCTGTTTAGTTAAATCAATTCCTTCCTGTCTCAATCTTAATGCAGTATCTCGAACCCAAAGACCAATTGCAAATGCCATAGTCAAATCATCATTATATCCTTGCATTGCTTCTGCCCTATTTCCTTTCCATATGAAAGTAAATAATTCATCTATTAATCTACCAGAACGAACTGTAACTGATTTATCTCTAAAATAATCATCTAACTTTGATATTATCAAAGGTCGTGTTTTTGAAGTTGTCGAAAACCCAGCAACCATTCCTCGTTCCTCGGCTCTGTATTTATTTGATAGTTGATGTTCAACATCTACATACTTTAAATCTTTACTCATATAGAAAAGGTTTTGATATCCTCTATCAATTACTTGTTGTATAACTGCCCATCCAATATTTGCGTTTTCAATTACAAGTAATGCTTGATTGTAATCAGTTGCAAGAGAAACTAAAAAGTTTCCAAAATCTTTTGTATCTAATTTACCTTTATATTCTGCAACTTGAGTTGCCTCTTCAATATCAATAACATGACATGCCGAATAATCGGTTGAATCTCCTCTAGCAACATCGGCAACAACCATATAACCTTTATTATAATTAGGATATTCCCACTTCCAAAGGTTTCCATCAAATCCTGTCTTTTCAATTGGTTCTTGTATATAAGATTCCTTATAGAATTGTAAAAGTTGAGGGTCAATCACAGTATCACCAGATGAAACGAAGTCACAATCACATTCTTGTGCTGCTCCTTTAACTCCTAGTAAAACTTCTTGTTCGTCTCTCCATTCTTGATTTCGTTCAGGATGTACTGTCCAATGTAATCGGATTGTATTGAAACCATTCTCCTCTTCTTCTGCACCTACCCATGTTTTGTGAAAAAAGTTTCCTACACCATTTGGAGTAGAAAGGATAATTGCATTACCACCAGTTGATAAGGTAGATTGTGATGATATCCAAATATCTTCAATCTTATCAATAAATGCTGCTTCATCAAATACTAATAAGGATAGTGCTTCAGAACGACCAGCATCACCAGCAGCTGAAGTTGCTTTGATTTGAGAACCATTTGAGTATCGTAGAGATAGTTTGTTATCTTCTACTGTATTTTGTTTTAACCAACTTGGTAAGTATTGGTTCATTACTCTTACTTTTGTTACCAAGTTTTTTGCAACCTCTTGTTTAGTTGCAATTACAAGTACATTAAAATCTTGATTGAACAACATTTTCCATAATGCAAATCCTGCAGTCAAGGTTGAGATACCCGTCTGTCTTGATTTGAGAATAATATTGTATCTATGTTTTGTAAATTCATCTAAAGTTCTTTCTTGAAACTGATATAAGTGAAAAGGTATCTTACCTCGGACAGGATGTTGTATCATACAATACTTTTTCATAAAATGTATTGGGTCTGCCGCACATTTCTGATACTCTAACTTTATAATTTCTTTTAAAGAAGCTTTAGCCATTTATTTTTTTCCTATTTTCCAATATAGTGATGTTCCAACAAATGGTTTGTATTGTCCTGCTTGATTAGATAAACCTAAATTTAATCCATAGATATTCATCTTTTTGGTTTTTAACAATCCATTCAAACTAAAGTTACCAAATCCATTTGTTTGGTCAACTCCTACTCCGAAACCATAATAAAATTCGTTTTTAGGTAACTCTTTTACAATTGTAGTATTGTAAACAGTTGGAATCTTGAAGAACCAATCTATTTCTCTTGATTCGATTCTATTTTGTGAAATAACATCAGTAAGAATACCAAATCCTAGATTACTAGGTGGTTTATTACCTACTGAATCGGTTACTGCTGTTGGAAAATCATAATCGAGTTGTAATGTATCCTTTACAGTAACTTTTGAGAAGTAATCTTTTATTATAGCAAGTGAATCTACATCTACTGGTATCTCTACCTCCTTGATTACTTCTTTTGTAATGTACTTTGGTACATATTTGGTTACCTTAACTTCCTTTTCTACATAAACTGTATCTGTTTCTTGTTTAAGTAACTCAAAATCTTGTCCGTCTACATTTATAATTTCTTTATCTCCATAATCATAATCACATCCTCTCATTAAGAATATGGTACTAATTAAAAGAAGGATTAATATCTCCTTCCATCTCTTTGCTAGTAAATTAAATATAATGTTCATAATTTTTTTCCTTTATCTTGTTAAAAGCTTCTTCCTTTTTTGCTTCTAACTCTTTTAATTCTCCTTCACCATAATCAATGAGCTCTTGTATCTCTGCTCGTACCTCATCAATTGGCTTTGGTAACTTCCAAGTTTCTGTTATCTCACCTTGGTCGTTATGCATGGTGTATTCTTCTTTCAAATCACCTAATGATTCTCTATATTGTTCTAATTTATGTTTACCATAGATAATCATTCTAGTCCATACTTTGTAATTTTGATAATCTTCCCATAAACCTGCCGTTCTAATATCGTGTTCTCTATCAGCAGTACAATTTATACAAAATCCACCTTTTTCTATGAACTTTTTATCTTTTGCTGTAATTTTCTTAGTATTACACTCAGAATTTTTACATCTTGACTTTTCTTCTAAATATTTTCTAATTTCTTGGAAGGTTTCAGAATTTTTATTTGTTTTAAGAGTATATCCTTCCTTCTTTTCGTATCTGTGGTGTTCATCTTCCCAAACATCACCTACTTTTCTATCTTCTTTCTTTGATTCCCAGCCAACACTTTGATTTTTCTCGTATTTACCAGTTTGAACCATATCAACCAACTTTCTTCGAGTTGGGTGCATATATTTCTTTTTGAATTCTTTACCCATTGTTATATATTAGGTTATAATTTTATATATAAATATATCAAAT